CTTGCACAAAGTCTGACTGTTTTCTATTTTTTTTGTATAAAGGATAAAATATTTTAAATCTTTTAAATCTTTTAAATCTTTTAAATATTTTAAATCTTTTAAATATTTTATCCATATAATCATAAAAGGCATATATCGGTTCAATTGAACATATCAAAGGTTTTTGAAAAACTTGTGAAAAGGTTTTGAAATACATTGAATTAAATTCAATCAAAGGAACGGAAAAAGGTTTACCATTCTAACATTGTATAATGTAGTACAGTGCAACAAAGTTATCCCCTGCAACACCCCCCGAAAAAGTTAGTCGTGCCGGCTCTCCAGGCTCACGAACGGGGCGCTTCTCGATTACATAATCTTATTAGCCTTTTTCCTACGCACGCACGCGCACGCGAGGGCAAATAGTTTATAAATGGAAAAAATTTCTTATTTAAAAGACATATTATGATAGTGTAAATGATTGGGTAGAATCTTTTGTGTCATAGATTCCCATTTGTTTCCTTTCTAGGAATCCCTTGTGCTATTCAATTTTCAGCTCCTTAGCACAGGGGATTTTTATTATTATGTTTGATAAGAAAAAGTTTTACGATTCCGCATTGTGGAAGAAAACTAGAGAAGCACAACTCGAAAGAGACCATTACGAATGCCAAAGGTGTAAACATAAAGGGAAATACAAAAATCTTGATGGTTTAGTCAAGTACACTCCTGCGGTTCTCGTTCATCACGATTTTCGTCTGCTTCAATATCCGCAATACGCTACAACTCCGGTAGTAAACGGAACACGTAATCTTTATTCTTTATGTAATAGTTGTCACGAAATCGAACACGAAGGGGAGAGAGGAATTATAGAAAGTCCTGTTGAACTGAACGAGGAGAAGTGGTAATGGCAAAAGCAAAGCGAAAACTGAAAAGCAAGGAAGAATTGTTGGAAATCATGAACGAACATTTGGAAACGCAACAGATGTTTGCTCTGAAACTAAAGGAAAAGGCTGAATCCTTTATTGACATTGATGAAGGCGAAGATAACCAAAGCAACAAAAAGAAACGGAACGCTTGGTTAAATTCCTATAACGCACAAGTAGATGCGGTATCAAGGACGTCCTCATCTATGATTAAGATTTTCAACTCGGCACTAGACAATGGCGAAGAAGAAGACGATAGTACAGACTCGCTCGTTGACTGAGGTAGAAGTTCTCGACTTATATATAAGGGATATCCTTAACGGAAATATCCCTGCTTGTAAGGAACTTATCAAACAAACACAGATTATCCAAAGAGAATTTGCAGACCACAAAATCGAATTGGACTTGAATCTGTATGACAAGTACATCAAGATAGGTGGCTTGTTCTTTAATAACGTATTCCCTTTTCAGAGCTTTGCTTTGGCTATGTCCCTCTGTTGTTTTTATAGAGGGACTAGCCGTGCTCGATGGAACAAGGTTTTAGATGTAATGGGTAGAGGCAACGGTAAAGATACTTTAATTGCTGTCTCCTCGGCTTCCTTGGTATCTCCGTATCATGGGGTAAAACATTACGATATAGATATTATTGCCAACAACTATGACCAGTCCACAAGACCGATCAATGATATTAATTTCATGGCAACGGAACGGAAGAAGGAAAAGTTCTATCAGAAGATAGGCGATTCCATCTACTGTCCTCAAACAGATTCTCATATAACGGCACGCTCATCTGATGCGAAGATGCAGGATGGTTTACGAAGCGGTGCCGTTGTTTTTAACGAAATACACGCTTATCAGAATTACGCTAAATTAAACGTAATGATTACAGGCTTGGGTAAGATTGATGACCCACGGACTCTTTACTTTACTACCAACGGTGAAGAGAGAGGTGCGGTATTGGATGATATGTTAGATACCGCCGTAGATGTTTTGGATGGGTTGGCAGATGACAGAAGATTCCTGTATTTAATTTATAAGTTGGATAACCTTGAGGAAATCCACAATAAAGAGATGTGGGTAAAAGCAAATCCCATGCTGCCATACCGACAGACTCTATTAGATGAAATAGAGGATGAATACGAAACATGGAAACGTAATCCTACGAATATGCCGGCGTTCCCTCAAAAGAGGATGAACCTTCCTATTAGCAGTGCGGAACAGGAAGTCGCTCCTTGGGAAGTCATCATGAAGACGGAACAGGAATATGACTACGACAATTTGGATGGAATGGATTGTGTTTTAGGTATTGATGCTTCCAAGACAACAGACTGGACTGCGGTCAATTTCCTTTTCTACGATTCAAACGTAGAGAAATATATCTGTATCAACCATGCGTTTATATGTGGTAAGAACAGAGACTTGCCCGGTATTAAAGCACCTTATATGGATTGGTGTTCTCAGGGATTGGGAACGATAGTAAATGAAAAAGAGGTTGCTCCCGACTTGGTAATAAGTTGGGCGATGAATCTTGCAGAGGAACACAATTACAACATAGTAAGCGTAGTCCTCGATAACTTTAAAAAAGGTCTGTTTGCCGAAGAATTCGACAAGTACGGATATAACAAAGACATAGGCAACCTATATGTAATAAGACCCTCGGATATTGCGGAAGTCATTCCAGTAATAGAGAGGGCTTTTATTAATGAAAAACTTATATGGAAAGAGAACCCTATGTTAAGGTGGGCAACCAACAATACGAAGGTCATCCCTTGGAAACGAACTAAAACTACGGGGGATAACGATATGGGCAATCAATTATACGCAAAGATAAATCCTAGGTTTAGGAAGACTGACCCATTCATGGCTTTCGTACATTCAATGATAAGAAGGGCAGATGTGGAAGAAGACTACATCGACCCGAACGATATAGGAAACAGGGGATTCTAAAAGGAGGTACACATGGTAAAGGTAGTTGCTTTAGATACTTATGAAAGATTGAAAGTGGCTGATAAGGAATACGGTGCTCGCATTCCCGAAGGTACTGAATTTGTAGTAAGTGAAGAAAGACTCGAAGTCCTCTTGGGTAACAACCGATTCAACGAACCATTTGTTAAACTTGCTGAAAAGAAAGAAGCAAAGGTCGAAGAGGTTGCCGAAGAGAAACCTAAAAAACGTGGCAGAAAGAAGAAAGAGTAATGGCATGGTGGAATATTTTCAGTAATGAAGATGATAGCCAAACTCAAGTCGTTGATACTACTACAACTGCAACATGGAAACCTTGTGAATCAAGTGCCGTGTTATGGCAGACCGATTACGCATTTTTGGTGGTTAACTCCATTCTGACTACGTTCTTAACAAACGTAGACTGGAAAACGTATAAAACGGGCGAAGTGGTTAAAGGCGAAGAATGGTTCAGATTCAACATTGCACCCAATAGGAAAGAAACAAGTGCAGAGTTCTTTGCTAAACTTTCCTCTAAATTAGTCTATGAGGGCGAAGCATTAATCATTGAAACCGCCACGAAAGAATTGTTTATTGCTGACTCATATGAATTTAAAAACGGAAACGAACTGTTAATGAAAGACAATACGTTCGTTAACGTCATGGTCGGGGATGTTACATTAAATCGCTCCTTCAAAGAGAACGATTCATGTATGTATATCAAGACTCCGGGCTATGACAAGTTGGATGTTGTTTTCAACTCGATGGGGTTGGATTTTTACGAATTAAAGAAGTTGATTGCGGAAGGTGCTCAAAAGGCTTTGGGCATGAAACTCGCTCTTAATTTAGGAGCAAACGCTAAAAACAAATACGATGCCAAGTATTTGGAACAGATGCAGAACGCATACGAACCTTTGATGAAAGCAAGGGATGCGGTCTTCCTTACTTATAAGGGAGAAACATTAACAGACCTTACAGAGAAACAAAGAGGCTCGGAAGTTCAGCAGGTTTTATCCGCAGTTAAAAACAACATCGATATCAACCAAGAAATTTTAAAGAATGTCGGTGCTTGCTTCGGAATCCCCGGCAAGTTTATGACAGGAGATTTCACGGCTGACAACAACTCGTTATATGAAATGGCTGTTACTATGTTCGGCAAACGGTATCTCACTCTATTGTCGAAGAAGTTTACATACTTTGTATTAACTAAAGAAGATATCATCAACGGATCGAAAGTCGATGCGAACCTCAACTCCATCAAGTTCATTGATAAGTTATCAATGGCAACGGCGGTTGATAAGTTCATCGGTTCGGGTGCATACAACAGAAACGAAGTACGTGAAATGTTGGATGATGACCCAGTTGAAGATGGTGACATTTACTTTATTACAAAGAACTATGCCGAATTAAGTCAGTACGTGAAAGGAGGTAGCCAAGAATGAAATACGCTTTTAAAGACGAAGCCGAAGCTCTCTCCATCAAAATCTATGATGAAATCGGTGACGATGGATGGGGTGGAGGTATCACCACAGAAACCATCAACGAACAGTTACAGAATGCGAATGACAAACCTTTGAATATCTACATCAACTCTTATGGCGGAGAAGTGTTCGAAGGGTTCGCAATCTACAACACCTTAAAGAATTACAAAGGTTATAAAACTGTATATGTGGATGGTATTGCGGCTTCCATTGCTTCTGTAATTGCGATGTGCGGTAACAAAGTAGTTATGAACAAGGCTTCTATGCTGATGGTTCATAACGCCAGTGGTTTGGCATATGGCAATGCGGATGAAATGAAGAAGGTAGTGAATGCTCTTGAACAGATTAACGAAGTGATTCGTGGAGTCTATATGGCGAAGACGGGTATGGATGAAGATACCATTAAGAATTTAATGGACAACGAAACCTACTTAAAGCCACAGGAAGCATTGGACTACGGATTTATTGATGAGATTCTTGAAGAAGAAAAGCAAGTCGATAATACCGCAATGACTAACTTGATGGATTCGTTTGCAAACAGAATCAATCAGTTAAGGGAAATTAAAAACATTTGTTTAGAAACACCGACCCAAGACGGCGTTAGCGTTGTCGATGAGGAAAAGGTTTCTGATAAAAAGTCCAAAATGGACTGGTTGAGAAAAGGAGGAATTTTTTAATGAAGTCAACCGAATTGGCTGAAAACAAGGCTCTTGACGATTTCAAAAATGCTCTCGACATGGAAGACAACGCTAAACTTGCCGAAGCAATGATGAATAAGTACAAGGACATCGAAAAGAACATCCTCGACAAGTTTGAGGAATTAAAGGATGAACATGATTCCAAGGTTCTTGCTTCTCGTGGTATCAGACAGTTAACGAATGCTGAAACTGAATTTTACAACAAGATGTTCAAGAATGACATTGGTATGTCTCCTACACAGGGTGGCTCCCTTATCATGCCGAAGACAATCTTCGATTCTGTCTTTGATGATTTGAGAGAAGATACTGATGACAACCCATTAGCAGATATCGACTTACAGAATACTACTGGTTCTTCTGAATGGTTAGTATCTGTTGCTGAAAGACCAGTAGCAGCTTGGGGTGAAATGTGCGACCCGATTACCAAGGAATTATCCGTTGGTTTCAAAGTTGTTAACTCTTTAGTCAACAAACTGTCTTGCTACATTCCTTACTGCAAGTCTTTATTAGAACTCGGTCCGGCATGGCAGGATGCTTACCTCAGAGAATATCTGAAGTTAGGCTTGAAGAATGCTTTAATCATGGCTTTTGTTTCGGGTAATGGTATTAAACAGCCTTGGGGTGCGGCTTATGATTATAATATCGATACCGACCAGGGTACGTTAAAGACTCCTGTTGCTATCACCGCTTTAACAAGAAGTGCATTCAAAGACATTTTCAAGACTATGTCTGTTAACCCGATGGGCAATCACAGGTCATTACAGGGTTTGACTCTCTATGTTGACTCCGAAACTTACTACAACTACATCTACGCAAACGAAGTCTACTATGACTTAAACGGAGCAGAACATTCTCGTTTTGAAAGATTAGGCATTAAACTTTGCGTTTGTGAAACAGGTCTTAATGACCCGGACGCTGATACGCCAGTTGTTGGAAGATGCTTACTTGGTCTGCCGAAGAGATACTTCATGCAGGTAGCTATGAAGGCAGGCGGTTCGCAGGGATTTGTTGAGTTCTCTGACGATTACCTCTTCTTGGAAGACAAGAGAGTTTACAAGGCTAAATTATTCGCTGACGGTTTCGCAAAAGACAATAACGCTTTTGCTCTTCTTGATGTAACTGGACTTGCTTCCGGTGTTGCGGCTGACGTAAGAATCGTCAACACGAACGAAGACCCAGTTATCACTAAAGAAGCTTCCGTCTAATAAGTGAACGAACTGTTAGAAGAAGTCAAATCGTTCCTTAACTTTACGTGGGTAGACCCAGCAAAAGAGAAAAGGATTTTAACCTACATTAATTCTTCTATCGCATATTTAAAGGAGGTTGCGGGTACAGATACGTTGGATGTTACAACAGACCATCTAGCCCATGACCTCCTTTTAAACAGGGTTCTTTATATGGATTCACAGGCTCTCGACGATTTCAATAAGAACTACAACGGCATGATTGAGGAATTAAGGATTAAATACAGTGTTCTAAATGCTGACTAAAACTCATGCGAATCAGTACAACAGCAAGATTCTCCCTTTCAATGATGGGATTGTAAAAGTCTACACCATTGAAAAGAGAACGGCTAAAGACTATTTGGGAACGTTTGATTTCCGTGAAGAAACTGTCGGAATACAAGCCTTTACAGAGTTTCAGACATTAGGGATTCAGATAGATAAGGTTATCTCGATTCCCTACAACACAGTTGTAGAGGTCGGCAGAATTTTAAGATTGAATCAAGATTCCAGCTTTTATCAAATCGTCATGATGCAGGTAAAAGAGAATGTGCCGAAATCTTTAAGGCTGACCTTAACGAAAACAAATATCAAGTGGGGTGAGGGAAATGATTAAGTATTCAGAATTGGAGAACGTTTTCCTCTCCCAAGGTGTAGAGATACACGAATACAATATCGAAACTGACGAAGACATTGACCTTCCGTATGTTGTTTATACGATTAACAACGGTGAATCGTTTGGTGCAGACGGAGTTAATTTCTTTAAAACCTTTGAAATTTCTATGGCTATGTTCGATGAAACTTTGAATTTCCATCTGCAAAGGGAAATCGAAAATGTATTAGAAGAGAACTTTACTTTCTTTGATAAGCAAGTCAACTTCGATAGCGATGCAAGAATTTATACCATTAGCTATCAATTCACCGTGGAAGACGATGCCGTTAATTAAAATAGTTTTTGATTCTAACGCTAGGGATTATGCCCAATGGGTCAGCGGTGTTCCGCAGAAGATTCAATTGCAAGTTGAAGAGAAGACCCCTAGGTTAAAAAAGGAAACAAAGAAAGAAGTTCAAAAACACTTAACAACAAAATTTGGTGTTGACGAGGGTGTTTACAAAAAGAGTTTTAAGATTAACGATTATGCACAGACGAAGTGGCAGGTCGCATTCCAAGTGTTTGCGAAGAAGCCTCATCACCGTTTAACGCATTTACTTGAAGGTGGTAATCCACCGATGTACGGTCACCAAACGATATTGTTTAGATGGGGAAAGGGCAGACCCACCACCAAAAAAGGTGTCATTGGTATGTCACACGTTTATCAAACGAAGTTGCATTACAAAGGGCACCATCACATCATCGGTTACACTGGCTTGGTTAGGCACATAGAACCCGGTCAGGAATATGCCGAAGAGCAACTCCCGATTCTTTATGATGAGGGCATTAACAAAACATTAAAAGAAAGGATGAAGAGAATAAAATGAAAGTTGTATTCAACATCAAGAAACTTCAGTTCTCGAAAATCAGTTCAGTAAGTGCTGCAGGTGTACCTACGTATGAAACGCCGATTCTCGTTCCCGGTACTGTCTCTTTAAGTATGGAAACGGAATCAACTACCGATCCGTTCTATGCTGATGGTATTGCGTATTATATGCCAAGTGGTGCAACTTCTACTACTGGTACGTTAGAGAATGCATGGATTTCTGAGGAAGCATTAAAAGCAATCTATGGTTATGTCGAAGACGCTAACGGCAACCTCATTGAAACGGATGCCGCTCCAAGCGAATTTGGTATGCAGTTTGCTTGCGATTCTGACGAGGGTGAGGTTTATTTCACTTATTACAGAGTCGGTTCTAACAAGCCGGGTCTGAACGTTCAGACTTCTGAATCTTCCGCAACGATTAATCCGCAGAGCGTTGAGATTTCCGCTTCTACTGTAAACCTTGCAAGCGGTCAGAGAATCTTGAAGTCTTACGCAAAACCGGGTGCTTCTAATTACAATACGTACTTCCAAGCAATCGTTCTGCCGACCATTCAGTAATAGGAGCAAAAAATGAAAGTAAAGCTAGAAAACAGGGAATATGATTTTGTTGCTAATGGAAAGTTTCTTTTAAAGTATCAAGAGTTATTTAAAGAGAATCTCGTTGTTGCTTTATATAAAGTGGCAATGGAGAAAGACCCTTTGACTTGTGCCAAGATTTTATATAGCGGTATTCAAGAAGAAATGCCTTTTGAAGAGTGGCTTGATTCTTTTGAAACACCACTATTCATTTTGAATGAAATGGATAGGATATACGAATATGTTACAAGAAGCCTTGAACCAACAGTAAAAGCAAACGGAACCGAAAAAAGCGACGAAAAAAAAACGAGCTGACCTTTGAAAGCCTTGCAATTGCAGGGCTTTCTTTAGGTTTGACCTATGATAATTTATTGAACATGAAGATAGGTTTGGTTCTCGGATTGATTAACGAGAAGATGAACCAAATGAGCAAAGCAAATGTTGAAGATGTAAAAGAAGATAAAGACGAAATTGTTCACGGGGATGCTAATATGCTCATGAACATGTAAGGAGGGGCATGGCTAGAAAACAAGAAGTATTTGGCGTAGACGTCAATGGAGATATAACCGGTCTAAAGAAAGCCATGAACGATGCCGTTCGTTTATTTAATTCTACGGAACGGTCTCTCAAAAGTATAAATAAAGCGGTAGAACTCAACCCGACAGACGATAGGCTTTTAGATAAACAGCGTGATGCTTATAAACTCGCAATAAAAGAAAACGAAGCCGCCTTACGAAATTTACAGAAAGTAAGGAACGCAATCGTCAATGACCCTAATTTTAAAAAGGGTGTAACAGACATGAAGGAGAAATTCGCCTCTGTTGACCTTGAGATTGAGAAGGTTCGTGCGGAAGGTGAAAAACTCCGTAAGGAATTAAAGAGTCTGCCGACTAATGAAATCGCAAAATTAGAAGATAAGTTTAAAAAGTTTAAGGAGTCCGTTGAGAAGTCAAAAGAAGCAATCGAAAGGATTCACAGTTCTTTAAAGAACATTAATGACCAAATCAAATTAGACCCCACAAATATTGACTTATATACAAGAAAGACAACCCTTTTAAACGATGAATTAAGAGCAACCGAGGGCGCGATGTATAACATCGAAAAAAGGCAGGACGCTCTTAAAAACACAAAGGGTTTTTTGTTAGGCAAGGATGATTACAGAAAAGAGTGGACGGAAAATGCTCTTTTACTAGAACAATATAGAAAGAGAGCAGAAGAACTTCGAGCGGAATTAGACAGGCAATTAAGCCCGGCTATGGAAAGGTTCTTGAATTTGATGGGAAGAACAGGAACCCATCTGCAAGAACTGTCAAGAAATACAAGAGCGTTAAGCGTTGCATTTCAAGGACTGGCAACTTCTGCCGTTGCTTCTGCTGTGGACTATGAATCCAACATAGCCAATATCAGAAGAGTCGTTAAAAATTTATCTGATGATACCGTTCAAGATTTAAAAGATATTGCCGTAGAAACGGGTAATGCTTTTAAAGACATATCTGAATACGCAACAATCGGTGGTGCCTTGGGCTTGGCTGAAAGCGATATATCGAAGTTCACCAAAACCATGATTGACTTGAATACAGCCACTGGTGGTGTATTCTCAGGTGAAGAAGGTGCCAAAGGTATCGCAGTATTTTTAAAACAATTAAATTTGGGAATAGACGAAGCGGAAAACTTCGGTTCTGCTATTGCCGTAATAGGCGACAAGTACGCAGATATCGGTGATGAAACTGTTAACGTTGCTACTAGGTTAACGGGTTTAAGTTCTATCATAAGCACCAATCAATATGAATTGATTGGTTTAGCTGGCGTCATGGCTGATTTAGGTCTAGCCACCGATTCAAACGCCAACGGTATAAACAGAGCGTTCTTGCAGATTGATAAAGTAATCGGCGGAGGTGTAAAAAACTCTACTGAAAAACTCGAAGAGATGGCAAGGGTAGCGGGAATGACCTCGGCTCAATTTGTTCAAGCGTGGGGAACGGATGCATTAGATACGTTCTTAAAGTTTACAGACGGATTGAAATCTTCTGTGTTCAATGATATAAACTATGCCTTGGCAAATTCAACAGAGGAAGTCAAAAAATATGCTGATGTATTAGGTTTAAGTGCAGACCAATTTGAAAGACTATGGAAGAGTGATTCTTCAAAGGCTTTCGATATGTATGTTACTGCTCTTGGTGAAATGAATGACGAAGGAGTTGTTGCTTCTAAAGTCTTGGGCGATTTAGGAATCGCAAGTGTCAACACCGCTCAAACATTATTAAGATTGGCGGGTAACGGAAACGAAGTAAGAAAAGCTATTGAGTTAACCGAAGACGCTTGGAAACAAAACACGGCATTAACGGAAAAGTCGAACGTTATCTACGAAACGACGGCTTATAAACTCAAAGGCTTATGGGAATCTCTCAAGCAGTTGGGAGCAACATTAGGAAACGAAATAATTCCTAACATAAAGGACTTTGCAGATAGAGCAACCGTATTAACCAAACAGTTTTCCAAATTAAGCCCGACTCTAAAAAAATTAGTAATCAATTTTGTAGGGTTAGGTGCGGCTATTTCTCCAGTTACCGGAATTATAGGAAAACTTTTAGACCCGAACAAAGGCATTCCATTCTTCATTCATATGCTTAATGGTCCGGGTGGTTTAGCAATTGCATTAGGTGCAATTACTGTTGCGGGCATTGAAGCAATGTCGCAAATCAGAACAAGCGTAACAAGTTTTGATGAACTGACGGCTCAAACTAGGAAATTGAACGATGAGTTCGTAAGAGGTTTGGAGATTGCAGATAAAAACTACGAATCGCAAATCCGCTCTTTGGATGGAACTCACAAGTATGCCGAAGCCATTGACAGAGTTGTTGAAAAATTAAAAGATCAAAACCTTTCCGAAGAGGAACAAGCAAGGTTAAAAGATATCCTCAGAGATTACATCGATAAATTAAATACGGCGTTAGGAAACGAAGCGTTCTATTTCGATGAAACAACGGGGAAAATCACTAACCAAGGAGTAGAAATCGAAAAGGTTTCAAAGAAGTTTGATGAGCTAGCTGCCAAGTATAAACAGGAAGCGTGGTTAGAAACTCATAAGCAATCATTAAATGATGCTTATCAGATTCTCGATGAGTCTAGTGGAAAACTTGATTCTGCAACAGAAGACTATCTGAATCAAATGAGCGCATTCCCTCCGGCTGTCAGACAGGCTTTTGAAGAAACGGCAGGAACGTTAAAAGAAGCAAAAGATTTTTTAATCGAAAATGGTTTTGCGGACATTGCTCAAAACTTTGATTTGGAAGCGGCGGAAGAAATTTTTAACCATTATAAAACTGTGGTTCAAGAAACACAGACCATAGTTGATAATGCAAACTCTGTTATTGACAGCTATATGTTGGTGGCAGAGGGGAACCTTGAAATGCTTGATACTCATATTTCAACGGCAAACGATGCTATCGAAGTTATGAAAACAGGCACAGTCGAAACGGAAGAAAGTCTCGACCGCATTCAAGAAAAGAGAGACGCATATGCAAGTACGTTAACAGAAGAACAGAAAGCAAATGACGAACTGCTTAAAAAGTATGATGAGCAGATAGCCAAAATACAAACAATGAACACCTACGCACAAACTTTGGAGGGGCTATACCAACAAAGTAAGAGCACGGTAGGTGAACTGATTAATGAAATGGAAAGCTACACCCCTTCAGATAAATACGTCCATTTCTATGCAATCTATCATGATTTTGGAAATGAAAATATATATGGCGGACGTGTTTCTAGGAGCGGGGGGTTTGGCTTTGATTCCTACGGGTATGGTGATTTGTTGAAGAACACAATGTCTTCTGTAAGAAGTTCTTTAGGGAACTTTAATAGCGGTGGATTCAGAAGCGGTGGCATAAACGTTGTAAATAACTTTACCGTCAATTCCAACAACATCGGAAGAAAAGAAGTTCAGTCATGGTCTTCATGGATTATTGACGATATTAATGAAGCATTAGGCAAACAAATGTAAGGAGGGCATATGGCAGATATCAATTATAGAAAACATTGGTTAGTCAATGCCCTCGGTGAGAGGTATGACTTTACCGAAAGGGAAAACGAAGTCTTCCTCTCAAACCCTTCGGGGTTCGGTTTCCAACGTTCCTACTCATCAATGAGGGTAGGCAATAGTGAATTAGTCACGGCTCAACAGTTTACCTTAACGGATATTAACGGAGAGTTGTTATTCTATAAATCCTCTGTCGGCGGTAAATACGAAGACTATCAGAACTTTATCCAATTCGCAAAATTCAAACCTTTAGAGTTTCATTACCAAACTCCAAACGAATTAACATCGTATCATTGTGATGTTATTTTTGTTCAAGCGGATAAGACAGAGGTGGATGTTGATAATATCCTTCATGTTCCAGTAGTATTCCACAGATTAACCGAATGGTTAACCGACCAAGATAAGGAATACGTTTTGGATAACACCCCATTAGATGAGGGCAAATATCATGATTTGGTTTATGATTACCATTATGCCGGAACGAACTTATCTAATAGTATTATCACAAACGATGGAACGGATGATATTGGTTTTGTTATAGAAGTAATCGGAAGATGTCAGAATCCTCAGTTTACTTTATCTCAAAACGGGGAGATATACGGAATCTGTAAAATAACTGGAACGTATGATTACGTGATGATTGATTCCGTGGAAAGAACAGAACAGATTTATTTAGAGTTGAATGGCGCTTCTATCTCAAACCCCGAACGTTACCAAGATTTTACTATTAGGAACGGTGCGTCATATTTAACATGGTGCAAATTAAAGGTGGGTGCTTCGGACTTTGCGTTTACCTGCGGTAACATTGATACATTCAATGGTAGCGTAAACATCAGATTTAAAAACAGTTATGCTACGGTGTGAGGTGACATATGGCTAATTTGGTAATGAACGAATCGGGGGCAATGAACACCTTCCGTGGAAGAACGTATTACAAGAAAAACTCGGGGTTCGCCTTAGCCTTTATCGCCAATTGCAGATGGCAGCAATATCATTACTCGGGTGGCTTGGTTTCAACTATTGAGAATGCTGTTACTTATTATTCTGACTTTGACAGTTCAGAATTTCCGTCAATGGGTTCTGTCGTTATCGATGGAACTAGATGGTATTACAGCTTTGGCGAACACGCTTGGGAAGTATTAGGAACAGCAACAGGGACATACACAAACGTGTACGCCGGCAACACGGCAGAGGAACTTACAAGAAATGTTGTAAATGCTTATAAAGTACTTTTAAAAACAGTATCCATTTCCGTAAATCCTGTCGGAACGGCAAGCGTTTATGTAAGCAACCAAACGCCTATTGTTAATGAAACGATTACTATTTTTGCTCGCCCGTTTCCAAAATATGTTTTTAGGAAATGGTCGGATGGGAACGCTCAAAACCCAAGGCAGATAACTGTAACTTCTGATATAACTTTGGTTGCAGAATATTCTAGGGTTATAGAAACAAATGATGTTTACCGATATAGATGTTACGTGAAAGACCAGTTACATTTAACTGACCCTCCAAAAGCATTTATGGTTGTTGATACATTGGATATCAAAAGAGACTTATTGACAAATGCTGTCACTACTCTAAACGTTTTTGAGGTCGCCAGCAACGTAAACGAGGGAGACATATTAGTTGTATATGACCCGTTTGGTACGACTCTCTATCAAGGTGTAATTACCTCTGTTGAGGATTTAACCATAAGGTGTTCCCAAATGGCTTCCTTCTATAAAGGTTTGTGGATTTACAACGTACACTCATCTACCTATTTGGAACAGGAAATCGCCTATTTGTTAGGACAGTATGCTCAAGGGAAGATATATAAATCTACTTGGACTGACCCGTTAGTCGCTCAAAGGTTGGGTGGAATCACGATTCAATCTACTGGTTCTACTTCGGCAAAATTGCCTACCGATTTAGACAAAGATGGCAATGAGCAATTGACCCAAAAGGATATGGAGAAGTGGATTTATGAATTGTACTCCACTTACGGAATTATCTTTGATTTTGAAATCAACTTTAGTGGGGCAAACTATGTAACGATTAAGATTCCTAACTACACCAAGTTGGCTATTGGAAACAATATGTTTGCTATTCAGAATATGCAACCGATAACTGAGGTGGAAGAAACCAATAGATTGATAATCTTCTCTAAGGACAAAGTTTACAAGAATACTTACGTGGCAACGAACACAAGCATAGTTGCTCAACCGTCCTCTTTAGCGAATAGGTTTAATGTCACGAATACTAAAATAGTTTATAGTGACGATGCGGAAGCGGACTTGGTAGCTGCGAATCTTCCTTCTCAAATGTACAACCATAAGTTAACATTCGATTTGGTAATTGAAAACTTCTTATATACGTTCGGTGACTTTAACTTAGGTGGGGGACTTGATATCTATAACGGTGATGACTATTACAACTCTATATTAACTGGGTACGAAATTCGCAAAGGAAGTAATCAGAACATAACAAGTGTTCAGTTTACCTGCGGAAACGTAAGAACTAAATTAACTCAAAAGTTAAGCCTAGGAGTTTAGTATGCTATCAGAGAATAAATGGATTCAGTATGGATATCCTAGAGAAGAAAAAGATATTAAATGTATCGTAATACACAATACAGGGAACACCTTCATGTCGGGGGAAGAGTTATTCAACTATTTAGAGAATGATTGCAAGACCTCACAAGGGTGTTCCTATATTGTAGATTACAAGGGAGTAATCCAAGTCATGCCCGATAATTGGGCTGTGTATAACACAGGCAAGGGGAATGACTATGGAAATCAATTTGGAATCGCAATTGAAATCTGCGATAACCTAAATGATGAATTGTATTTAGAGGGGCAGAATAAAGCGGTTGATTTGATTAAAGAGTTAATGGGGAAATACAACATCCCAAGTACGGAGATATTCTTCCATAACGATTTTTCACCGAGGACTTATTGTCCTCATATTTTGTTAGATAGATATGGTACATCTCAAAACTTTGTGTACCAAGAAATAATGGAGGTATAGAATGGCGGTTCAAACATTGTGGGATACCGGTTCCACTTATCCAATCACTCCCGGCATGGATGGTGGTGTTTACGGAACAGGCATATCAGATTGTGTTTGTAAGGGAATTGGAAATGAATTTGCATTAAACTATGCAAGCGATTCATTAACTGTCCAATTTGATGCTGGGTCTCAATGCATTATTGGCGGAGCATTTTTCAAAGTAATGTCTTTGGAAGCAATTACATTGACCGCCAACTCGACAATCTATTTGTGTGCGAATATAAATAAATCAAACGCCAACGGTGTAAAAGGTTCGTTCGTTCAGAGGACTGCTACAAATATGCAGAGCCAAAACTTGAATGGATCGGGGACATCGAGAGATTTGCTGTTGTATGTGATTACAACGAGTGGAAACGGAGTGTCCAATGTGTCTGACAGAAGAGTTATTAAAGGAGATGGCGGTTCTGCTATTGGGAGTCTGACGTTTGGATTAACCAATGATTCGGATAAAACTATTTTTTCGGTATCCAATGGCTCTGTTACCGATTCCATAAGAGTAGGAACCAAGCAATTAGATGTTTCCGATGGAACCCATAAAATGAAGTTCAGAGTCTTAACGCAAGCTCAGTACAACGCTATATCATCAAAAGATGGGGATATGCTTTACTTCGTGACGGAGAGCTAGTATGCCTTTATATAACGGAACGAAAGAAATCGACCAGGTATTCATAGGCGGCAAAGAGGTTCAGCAGATATATAACGGAACGAAAGAAATTTGGAGCAACAATAAAATAATCAAATTGTCAAATAATACTTCATGGGATTTGAAAAGTGTTTACAGTAAATACAATAAATTAACAGTCAACAACTTTTTCTATTCAGCAATGGAAGATGCGACTAACTGTACCGCTGATGTTTATGTGGCTTCTGTTGGTGATACGCATTATCTGGATATTATTGGGTATTTGGAAAAGAATTATGACCAAAATACAGGAGTGTTTACTTCAAAACATTATTTGAATGGAGATAGAAATATTACAGGAAACGTTACTCCTGTTATCGTCACCGATTTAAATAAAATCACATATGTTGGAACAGGCAGGAATGTTGATGTAAAGTCGAAGCTGCCTAATTACGCTTCGCTAACGGCAGACAATTTTATTTTCAACGCCAATTCTTCCTATGGATATATGTTCAGAAGTTCAAGAACTCAGCCCGGAAATTGGTCTGTTATAGCATCTCATTTTTTGTATAAAGAATACGACCCAAGTACAGGTATTGCTTCAGCATATTTTTATTACGTTGCTGATTCAATCAATTGGGATCCCGATGACATCATATCCTATGTGGATTTAGATATTTACTACGTACCAAAGGCACTATGAAATACTATATCGTAACTGATTCACAGGGATATGTTTTAACCATCCAACACACAAATACAGTTAAAGATTATGTCGAATTGAATTTGGATGATTACGATTTATCCAATGATAGAATCTATGCTTACAAAGTAGGGAAGAACGAATTATTATTCGACCCGAAACGATACGAAGAAATCCAAGCCGAAAAGCAGAAAGTATTAAACAATAAAGAAATCGCCGAACTCCAAAAGAAATTGCAGGAAACAGATTACATAATTTTAAAATGGGGCGAGGAGATTATTTCTTTAGACAATGCTCTTACGTGGATTGCGGATGTTATCAAGATTAACATCAGATACATTAAAGAGTACAAAGAGGTTCTAAAGAATAGAAAGAAGTGGAGAGAAAGGATTGAAGAGCTAAATGATTAGAGGCACGACCCCGACCTTTAAATTTAAGGTCAACAGCGAAAGTGTTGATTTCACCAAAGCCGACAATGTTTATGTTACGTTCTCTCAAGGGACTACATCATTAACAAAGATGGGCGGTGAATTAACTCTGCTTCCTAACGAAGTCGATGTGTATCTAACACAGGAAGAAACGTTAGGCTTTGCTACATCGTGTGTGGATGTTCAGATAAACTGGACATACGATACCAACAAAAGAGCAAGCACACAGATTGCAAGCGTGAATATTGGAAGAAACTTAATCAATGAGGTACTGTCATGAACACTTGCGAATTAGAACTGGAAGTAACAGAAACATTTGAAATCAATCCTGCACATTATGTGACTCTATACACAGGAACGACAGCTCCGGATAATTCTTTGGGAGAAGACGGCGACGTCTATTTAATGTATGCAGAGTAGACTAATTCCAACAAATTATTCGCAGGGTGGTTCTCTTGATTACAAAAACATAAATAACGCACTAACAAATGTAGATTCAACAACATATGCTACTATCACCGATGACGATTCAGCACATCCTTACAGCATGGTCTTTAGTGGCTTTAATTTTACAAAAATTCCTTTCAATGCAAAGGTTTCGGAAGTGCTGATAGGAGTAAAAGCAAATTCAAAAACAGAGAACGGTGTTGTTAGGTTTAGAGTGGACTTACATAGGCAGGTGGCTTACTACTATAAGACTATAGCTTATAATTCGGTTGCTACATATTACATTGGTTTACCAAGCGGTGTTACGTTTGATGATATTCGAAACCCCGATAAAAGATTTGGCATTGCTTTTAATTTTGATGCTCGTGAAGAAAAAGCTATAGCAGATATTTATGGTATGGAAGTTGCAGTAAACTGGGAACCGGCTGATATGTATGGAATCAAAAAGAATGGCAAGTGGTATCCGACAACCCCATACAAAAAAGAAAATGGGGTATGGGTCAAACAGACCGATTTAGATAATCTGTTCGATTCAGAATATATAAAGAAAGGTTAAGGAGGTAATTATGTAATATGGCAAAAACAATATTATTACCACAGACTACGTTTACAGCAGAAGATGTCGTTGATCTTAATTTTTATGCATATGATATTCCTGATTTGCTGATAAATGAAGACAAAATAAATGTTGTATTTGATGACGTGAAATACGAAGACCTGCCTGTTACAATCGAACAATCACAAGAGCAAAATGATTATTATTATGGCGGTGATGCAACAGGAGACGATGTTGATTTTAGTGTTTATCCGTTTGTAATTCAATCATCATCAGTAAATGACAATGGAGGAATAATTAACACAACATACATTTTTGTCCAAGATGGCAACGAACACACCATTGAAATCTATACAGGAGAAGATGAACCCGTAGTAACAGTTCAAAAATCCGGAGTCCAAGTCCTCCAGTTAGACGAAAGGTTAATTATCTTTGATGAAACCACAGGAGACGTTGTAACTTTCGACGGAGAAAATTGGCAGTCGAGTTCTGACAATTTCGGTGAAGCAGTTATGCCATCTAAGTATGCAGTAGTTGGCACAGCTATCGTCGGTAAAGATGTGGTAGCACCGGGGGAGAAAACCAAGACTGTAATTATACCGGAGACTTCGTTTACCGGGGTTGAATCGGGAAGTGCTTTCAGATACCGAATAAATGATTTGCTTATTGATGAGGATTCCATAACAGTGGTTTTCGATGGGGTTAAATACGAAAACATAGCACGCGAGTATGTTGACGTGAGCAACGCCTATGGTTCCTTTGATGAACATCATTTCGAAATTGAGTCAACGAAAGACGACAGAACAGACGACGCCATAACAGACATTTATGTGCAAGATGGCAACGAACACACCATTGAAGTATATATTGAAGAATAAAGGAGAAAACTTATGTACGAAAAACAGACATGGAATACAGGTGACGTTATTACTGAAGAAAAGTTAAATCATATGGAAGACGGAATCGCTTCATGTGGGATGTTCGTTGTAGGTTCTATTTATGACGAAAACACACAAACCACAACTTTAGACAAAACTTATAAAGAGATTGTTGATGCGTTTAATGCAGGGCGGAATGTGGTATTAAAAACTCTTGTTGGCGACAGAACAAACATAGACCCGCTGGTTTCATACGGCAGTTATAATAATAATATGCTTGGAGTAGGTTTTTATGCCCTTGGTAATAAGATTGTTGTTACTTTTTCAGCCGATTCCGAAAACAGTTATCCGTCATATGAAGACAATGGTGAAGATGGTAGGTAATGATTTTTAGCTAATTAAGAAAGGAGTTCTAAATGAAGCTCTCTGATAATACATATGACATTTTAAAGAATTGGGTCATCCCAATCTTAACTGGTGGTGCTACTCTCATATTAACAGTAGGAGAGTTGTGGCACTTCCCACCTGATACAGTAAAAGCGGTGGCAGGTACGATGACCGCTTTGGCTACCTTTATCTCCTTTGTGATTACCTCCTCGTCCAAAAACTATTTTAAGGACAAAGAAATCGTAGAGACTACCTACAATAATATTTCGGTAGATAACAATGGGTAAGTACAAAGTTGAGGATTTTACCTACGAGGGAAAGTATAAGAAATACTGCTGGGATGTTAACTATAACCCGAACGCAACAATAGAAAACGGATTGGCGAATTGCACTACGATGGCAATCGCCTTTTCTTATATTCTGCAAACCCCTTATCCTGTCTCCAGGATTGCCTCTGCTTCCAATTGGCACAATCTATTAACCAACGGATGGAAGAGCAAACCATACGGCTCCTGTCAAATCAAAGTGGGAGACATTATAGAATGGAGCGATAGGGTACACGTTGCCACAGTAATTGATATTAAAGAGGGCGAACCATACTTAGGATGTTCGTGGTATACAGGGGAACATGGAGTCTCCGTGTATAACGGGCAGTACGATACTCGCCCTTTCTTTTCTCTTAAAGAACTTTCTGATTTCATGTACCAAAACTATCCGTTTAGGATGTACCATGAATGTTCTTTATATGAAGAATCAAATAGAGTAGGAGGTTTGCCAGAAAGAGTATTATCTGCTCCTATCTATTTCCCTGTTGGTGAAAACAAAAATGTTAATCAAATCGAAACCCTTACAAACGAACAGTATGTAAGGGATGAAAACTTTAAAGTCGTTGGTGTCGCTCGCAAAGGTTTCTATAACGTAATCGGTCATAAAGAAAATAATTATATTTGGTATGAAATAGAACCGAACCGATTCGTCGCTTTAGTAAACGGAAGAGTAAGATACATCCCGGCTGACAACGAGGTTGAAATCTTACGTTCCAAACTCGAAAGAATAAAAAAGATAATTGAGGAGTAAGTTTATGAGCGATGCGGTTATCGTGGCAATCATCACATCTTCCTTAACATTATTAGGGGTGTGGATGCAGAACTCAAAGACGGTGGCAATCATCGAAACGAAGTTAAACGCATTAACAAAATCGGTTGAAAAGCATAATAACTTTGCGGAGAAGATTCCTGTCATTGAGGAACAGATTAAAGTGGCAAATCACAGGATTGATGATTTAGAGAAGAAATTTTAAGGAGGGTTTATGTACGAAAAACACAATTGGGTTAATGGAGAAGTAATTACAGAAGATAAGTTAAACCACATGGAAGATGGTATCTCTACTGGTGGGGGAATTTATACATATGGAGAAGTTACTTTCTTCGATGATGAAGTAACGACTGTTCAAGAAGTAGAAAATACTGCGGCAATTGCCGAAATCACTTTGCAAGGTAACCTTCCTAAATCCGACATTTCTGTAACTTTCAACGGACAGGATTATACTTTACCTCACGGATATGTAGAAGGTATTGGTGATTATTGGGGCGAACTTGCAGGTGCTCCATCATTTACGAATTTTCCTGTATTTGTTTATGAAGGTGGTATTTACACACAAGAAGAAGGAACATATGCATTAAAAATAGTTGGAAACAGTTTTGAGCTAAACGATGATTTTAAAAACAGTTTTCCAAAAAATATGTTGGTAAACGTCAGTGAACGTTCTAATAACTATTCTTTAGACAAAACATATTCCGAAATTAATTCGGCTGTATTAAATGGTGATAACGTTAAGTTTTTGCTTTATGATGGTGCTTTTACAAAAGAGTACTATTTAGACAGTATTTCATCGGATGATGGTTGGTTATTAAATTTATTTTATGTTAATCATGATCCCGACACTGAATTAAATATTTTACAATTCAGTTACACAAACAGTGAAGGATATCCAAGCACTTCTGGTTCGAGCCCAC